TCCAGTCTTTTTGAGTGTAACCTACATAAGCAGTACCACCCGCTGCACCGTATTTCCATTCGTTATAATCCCATTTAGCTTGCCAAGCAGCACCTTTACGGATATCACGTAAGATTTCACGGTCAATCTCAGCTGCGATTTGCTCAGATAACAATGCTGTTAACTCAGCTTCAGCGTCGATGTTGTGGAACGCACTAACGTCTTGAGCCAATTCAGGAGACCAGCTAGCTCTTAATTTTCTTTCAGTTACAGAAACTGTTACTGATTGTAAATCGAAAGATACTTCACCGATTTCTTCTTCAAATTCTAATGAATCATAAGTTCTGTAAGTTACAGAGATATCAGAAAGTGATAAGTCATTTGATGAGTAGTTTGCTGGAGCGTAACCTGAACCTGCAGAATAAGTTTCAACGTCTACGTTTAAGTAGATGATACCTTCTTCGTCACAGATGTCTTGGTATTTGTTTAATCCAGAACCAGCTTTTTGTCCGTACTCAACGATACCTTTACCGTATTTCTGAGTAACAACGTTAAAGTTTCTTGCTGTACCTGATACAGTAACTGTTAATGAAGCTAAGAATTCTTCAGTGTCCATTGGGTTACCGTTAGCACCTAAGATTTTACCTTCACCATTTTTAGAGAAACCTGAAACTGCGATGATGATGCTTGATACAGATGAACCTGATAAAGGTGCAGTTGAAGTTGATGCAACACCACTAGAGAAAGTTACGAATGCTCCTGGAGTTTTAGTGTTTGTAGTGTAAGTACCTTTTGAGTAGTCAAACAAACCTTGGTCAACAGCGTCACTACCTTCGTAGAAACGGTCGTACAAGTTATTACCAGTGTAACCAGTGTTAGGGTCAGTTAATGCACTTGGATAACCGTAAGGTTGGTAGTGATTACCTGCGTTTCTTTCTTGGATTTTAGGTATGAAGTAGAACAATTTACCGATTGGTAAGTTCATTGCTTGTACCGAAACGATGTCATTCGCTAATAATTTAGAGAATACACGACGGATGATAGGGAATACTACAGTTTCGAATGAACCTGAAGCATCAGCTACTGCCGCTTCGTTGATTAGGTATGAAGCTTGGTTTTCATACAATTGTGCGATGTTGTCTTTTTGGTGACCGTCTAATCCTTCAAGGAATCCTAAGTCATCCCATTTTTTGATGGTATCTTCTTTGATAACACGAAGGTGTTTTAACCCGATGTTACCAACCATACCTGATTCTAATAATGCTCCCATTTTAGTATTTGTTTTTTGTTTTTAAGTTTATTTTTATTTTATTTTTGACATCAAGTCTTTCATTCTCTTGAATTGTGGATTCTCATAAGCTTTTGACTCTGACAATACTTTTTCTGAAGATGAACTTGTTGGTGCCGTTGTGATTTTCTCAACCACTGATTCAGTAACAGGTTTTTTAGTTTCTAATTCAGCTTTTAATGAACTATATAAATTTTTAGATTCTTTCAAGGTTGAGATTGAATCAAATCTTTTTAAGATGTTTAGCTTTTCTTGCTTGGTCGTTGAGTGTTCAGTGAACAAACGAGTAGCGTATGCCAAATTAGCGTTGAATACAGCAACTTCATTTAACTTTTCTTTGAATAATACAAGAGCTTTCTTGTACTCGTCATTTTGTTTTTTAAGTTTGCTAACTTCTTCGTTAATTTCTTCACGCTTATTTCCTGCCTTGAAGGTGTTTTTACTTTTAATACCACCATGGTATCCAAAACCTTGAGTTCTTGCAGATTCACCCACTTCTTCTTCGTGAGTTTCTTCTTCTTCCTCGGTAGTATATTCCTCCATTTGGTCAGACTCGTCAGTTTCATCAAGTTCGATTTCATAAACTACTTCTTCTTCTGAAGTCGGCATGTCAAGATTTTCTTCTTCGTTCCAATCTTCTGACATTTCTTCTTCGTTAGAATTTTCTTCCTCATCTAATTTGATGATATACTCATCATCACCATCTGAAAATTCAATGTCCTCACCATCTTTTTTAACGATGATACCATCTTCAGGACTCATTGCTTTGAAAACTTTTAAAACTTCGTCTTCGTCAGCACCAGTCATGTCAACAACGTCTTCATCATCTTCGTCTGAAAAATCCGTATCCATGTCATCCATGTCATCCA